CGTTGGAGATGGCGGCCATTTGAATATGCGAGGTTTGGAAGGGGTTAGGCAGGCAGGACCACTAGCACGTCAAAGGAGAAAGCCGTCGCCCAGGAGCGTTCGTCGATGCCCTCGTCTTCGGAGCCGATCGTGACGTCATAGCAGGTCGCGTCGGTGCTGGTCACGAAGGCCGCCTTGATGCTGGTCAGGTCACGCATATTGCCGGATAGGGCGGCGCAGCGGGCACGGTGGTCAGCGAGGGTCGTGTCGTCGGCGTTCGAGAATAGGGTGATACGGACCGAGCAGGAGTAGTTGCCCTCGCCTTCGGGCAGGTCGCCAGGAGCCCGCGCCGAGTCGCAGAGCACGACGGCTTTGGGTAGGGTCTGCGTTGCGGAGCTGTCCCCGGTCAGGAAGGTGACGGTGGTCAGCCCGGTCTGGGTCGAGAGGTAGGTCGCGAGGGTGGCCTCGACGATATGGCGGATGGATTTGGTGCCCATGGTTAGGATTTGTTGTTAAACTTGTCGATGTCGTCTTGGAGCAGTTTGCGGACGCGTGCAGGCATCTGCTTGACGCGGTTGCCGTAAACAAGCCCAAGCACATCAGCCTGGGTGGCGATGCCGTTGACGTTGCCGTTGGCGTTGGTGATGGTCACGGACACTTCACGATCAGTGAATGACGACGTGTTGAAGCCTGCAACGGACTTATGCTTGGTAATCCAAGCGGCGTTGAGCAGGTCCACCCCGAAGTTCTTAGGGACGCCATTGACGACTGGCTTGGGAAGGGAGCGCAAGGCGGCAGCCCAGCCAGACTTGATGGCACCGACCGTGCGCTGACGCTGTTCGACGTAGGTCTCAATGTCTTCCTTGTTTTCAGCGACGAACTTGAACATCCAGTTTACGCCGCTGACGTTGCGTCCATTCTTGTAAAGACGCCCGCCGGTACGGTTGTAGATTGGCCGATACTTGGTCGCAATATCCCCAACGTTTTGGAGGTAGGCGGTGTTCGACATCTCGGAAGAAACCTTGGTGCCGATGCGGTTGAAATAGTTACGCAGCTTCTGGAAGCCCCACTCCGTGCCAAAGCCGTTAGACGTGCCGGACAGCATACGGCTGATGAAGACATTGCCGCTTAAAACCGCGTGGCCTTTTGAGGCTACACGCCAGAACATCACAGAATTATTATTCAAGGCCAGTGATCCGAGGCGCTTAATCAGGCGAGCCTTCTGGCTGTTCTTTGTCCCGCCAGTCTGGCCGACGACCACCTTGCCGACATCTCGGTCAATGGCCTTTTCGCCGGCCTTCTGAGCTGCGACATCTAGCCCCTTGCCTCCACCCTTAGCCAGGGGAGGGGTGAACACGGCGGCGTCCTTGCAAGCCAAGGCGGCCTGCTCGAGCGTGGCGTCCTTCAGGGTTTGCTTTGAGCGCTGGGCGTATTTCTGGATAGCCGCAAGAAAGTCAGCCTGAGACTTAGGCTCGATGCTGACCTTTACCATGGCCTTACTGGTTATCGTCGATGACGACCAGCGTCACCCACGCGGAACCGGGCTTGTAGGTCTGGGTCGTGATGCGGACGGTCTTCCCGCCGGCCACGATCTTCTTGCCCTGGGCAAGGGACGGGATGACGGCACCCGAGGCGATGATGGCAGCCGATGCCCCAATAGACCCGTCTGGGAGCGTCCAGGAGGCCGTTACAGCGGGGAGCCTGACCGAGTACTGGGTCCGCTCCATATACCCCCCTGATTCAAGCACGGTGGCCACGGCAGGGTCGGAGATGAGGCAGGAGAAGGTGATGGCCCCGGAGTTGGCCGACCCGGAGACTCCGAAATCAGAGATCATCTCTTTCGCGTCGTTAAGCAGCTCGTCTCCGTAAAGGCTCATCTGTATTTGCCCGATTTGGGAGGGGGCACAAAAAAGGGCCCCTTGCGGAGCCCTCGTTCGTAGCCTGGACTACCGCTATTAGGCGGCGGTCTTGAGGCGGTGCAGGGAGGTCGCGCGACCGACAGCGGCACCGAAGAGCAGCGTGGCGGTGACGTTGTAGTAGCCGCTCTGTTCCTGACCCATGAGGATCTGGACAGCGAGGCCGGTGTCGGCGTCGACAGCGTTGGCGACTTCGAAGCCCGGGATCTCGGACATCGGGAGGGCCGAAGCGACGGCGATGGCGTCAGCGCCGCAGGCGAAGCCAGCGAGGTTTTCGCTGTTCGTCGGGAGGCTGTTCCACTGGTAGACAGCGGCGCCAGCGAGGGTACCGATCTGGCCGGAGGTCAGGATGCCGGCACCGAGGACGGAGTTGCCGATGATGGTCGCGTCGCCGAGCAGGCCGTTCGCGTAGGTCGGGTTCAGGATGAACGCGCGGGGTTCAGCGGCCTTGGCGGCGTCGAGCACGCCCTTGGCGGTGACGACTTCGGCGTAGCTGAGGGCAGCGCCGGTGTCCACGTTGGACGAGTAGTTGGCGTTCGTGATGAGGGCGCCGATTTCAGCCAGGCACTTTTCAGCGAGGGCGTTGGCGGCGGTCGGGACGAAGGCGTTCGAGAGGAACTGAGCGCCGTAGGACTTGACGTCGAGGGGCGAGAAGCGGGACGAGACCTTGAAGTGCTTCAGGGTGACGTTCGCGGCGGTGATGGTCGCGTCGTCCTGGGTGAGGTAGCCGCCGGTGGAGAACTCGGTGGCGGTGGACGTGCCGATCAGGGGGACCTGAACAGTCTTGCCGGCGCCGGATTCGGCAGCGGTGAAGACGGAGGAGAAGGCGCGGAGGGCCGGGAGTTTTCCGCGAAGCGACTGGATGACCGCTTCGGCGAGAATCGAGGGCGCCGCGACAATGCTGTTTGCCATAGGATTTTGTGTATTAGGGGGTTATGAGGATTGAGGGAAATTAGAGAGCAGCCTTGATGATGGCGGCCTTATGTTCGGCGAAGTAAGCGCTACGCTCTTTCGAACCGATGGGGAGGGACATGAAGACCGCGAGATGGTCGACGGCCTCGGCAGACGGCTTGGCGTCGGCAGGGCTGATTTCGACCGGGGAGACGCCGACGGAGGCCACGATCTTGGCGGCTTCCTTGGAGGCGTTGACCTTGCTGGCTTCGAGCGAGGCGACCATCGCCTTGAAGCCTTCGACTTCCTTGGCGGCCACTTCGAGAGCGGCGGACAGTTCGGCGAGCTTGGCGTCCTTGGACGCGGCTTCGACCTTGAGGGACTCGAGCTCTGAGGCGGCGCCCACGGTGAGTTTCTCGACGGTGGCACGGAGGTCGTCGCGCTCGGCGGTAACGCCCGAGATAGCGGCGGTGGCTTCGAGGAGCTGTTCTTCGATGGTCATCTTAGATTTGCTGGTATTGGAATTAGAACGAGCGCAGGGCGTCATTGAATGAGTCGGCCAGCCCGGTCACTAAGCCCTGGGCGGCGGCTTGCTTGCCGGAGAAGACCTGGCCTTCCATGGCCTCGGCCTTCACCATCTTGCGCTTCATGTTCACGGCTTCCTTGAACTCGGCGTGGATCGTGTCGACGCCTTCCTGAAGGTTGCTCATCTGGCCTTCGTCGAGGCTCGTGCCTTCGATGCCCGCGCCCTTGAACTTGCCGGACTTGATGACGACCATCTTGATGCCCTGCATCTTGGCGGCTTCGGAGTAGTCAGGGATTGCCATGTAGACGCCGATGCTGCCCACGGTGGACGAGGGGGAGGCGACGACGCGGTCGGCAGCGGAGCCAATCCAATAGGCGGCGGACGCCATCTCGGAGTCGGTGTATGCGAGGGTCGGCTTGCTCAGGTTGCGGACCTTGTTGGCAAGTTCCTCGACGCCGGTGACGGTGCCACCAGGGGACGAGATTTGCAGGGCAATCTTTTCGACAGCAGGGTCAGAAGCGAAAGCGTCAAGCGCTTCGGAGATGTCGTTGATGTCAGCGACTCCCATCATCTTCTCCAGTGGGGAAGCACCCTTGGAAATGATACCCACCACTGGCACGATCCCGATGCCGTCGACGACGTAAGGCTTAGGGGCCACGCCGAAGAGTTGGGCGAGCATATCAGTAAAGCCGAACTTCTCGGCCAGAGCGGCATGGTCTTTAGCACGAGCCGGGTCGATGAGGAGGGCTTCCCGGCCAGACAAGCCATTGAGGAGGAATCGGGGCATAAGATTAGGAATTGGGTTGGTCGAGCTCTTCAGGTTCTTCCTGATCGGCGGGCTCGTCTTCGCCTTCGGACTCCGGGCCTTCCATGACGTCGCCGCCAATCGTGCCGACCGGGGTGTTCGACGGACGGAAGAGCAGCTCGAAGGGGATGCCATACTGAGCCGCCAAGTCCTTGATGTGGACCATGTCGGAGGCTCGCTTCGCCA